TTCGAGTGGACCGCATACGCCCTTTGAAGCACTTCACAGATATTTTCGTCTGTGATATTGTCGGTATAGCTGTAAATTGTTCGCCTGCCGTGATACGTCTGATTGCCTATCTCTGCCACCCCCCCCCTGTGTGTAGATATAAAAAAAGAGCCGATCAATCCGTAGATTAATCGGCTCGTAGGCTCGTAAATTAATATTTTTCAAGTATAGGCGGCAATGGGAGCGCCGCCCAACCTGAACAAAAAATTGAGGTGAAAATTCGCATATTGCGAGTGGTGCCGGTCTGCGGAATTGCACCGCACAGCCGTCCGCTTTCCGTTAAAAAACCGTCCGTTTTCCGCTGTCCGCTGAGATACCGACATTTCGCCGCCCCGATTATTACCGAAACGGCAAGGTAGATTAAAAATGAGGATGCCTAAGTGGTGTTCCGTCAAGGAGTTGCACCTCGCTTTCGGCGCTTGCCCGGAACGTGCGCCGCAAAGCTGTATCGCGACTTTGCGGCATTGCAAAACAACAAAAAATTAAAAAGGAAGTTTATCACACTTGGAACTAAATCCGTGCAAATGGTGTTGGTGTGCGGAATTGCACCGCACTTGTGTTTTTTTAACGGACTGCTTATGCCTATCGACAAAAGCACAAAAAAACATTGAAAAAAGTGCTGACTGTCAATGGCTACGGTGAAATCCACTTAAAGCACCGTCATTACACAAAATACCAACATATAAGCGGATTTTTCTATGTTCGGGAACATCCGCAACCCGATTGAACACCGCCGCCGTCAATCCGAAAAACAGCAGCGCGTTCACATGGTGCGAGCGCTCGGTTATCCGCCGATCTGCTCACATAGCGGCGGCAAAACTGCCGCCTTGTAACTTAGAAAGGAACTAAAATGAAAACACGTTTCACTTCTTAAACGGTAACACGACTTTCCGAGGTTCTTTGCAACGCTTACAGAATAATTCGATCGTGCCGTTTGTACCCGGTTCAACTCTTGCAAGCCATTTCCCACAAACCGGGCAAAGCACTTTTACAAACTTATCTGTTACGGTCACGCATGATCCCCTCCCTAGCACAAACCTTACACTTATACATATATACAGATTTTTCCGTTTTGTCAATAGGCAATATCAACAAAATTTGCGAATTATTTTTGTTAGAAGAATCTATTGAAGATCTTTATCTCCGTGCCGCTGTTAAAAATAAATTCAACCAACTGCGCAAGTCCATCCGGCACATCATCATGCTTGTTTTTACCGTTCTGTACAAAACTGCACAGCTTTTTCATTGCCTGCCGATACTCCGCGGAGCTGTGCGCGGAATCTCTGAAATAAAATCTCTTTATTTCGGGCGCATACTGGATAATCCTTGCCATTTTACTCGTCGTATTCGGCGCGCGGCGGTGCGTTATGTTCAAATAAACGCCCTGCTTTCTCAATTCTCCGCTTACGTAATCTGAATACTCGCTGCCGCCGTTGTTCGCTTCAAATCTCGTCTTGTGCGGTCTGTGCTGCTTCATTTTCCCAATCACTATCGGTTGTGTTACGTCCTTGTCTCCGTTGTTACAGATTATATCGTCGATATATACAGAATCCCCGTAAACATATGCAAACGGCATAAACAAATCATCGCCGCCGCCCCATGCAACGTCGCACACCGCCGCGATTATATCAGGTTCGCCCCCCGGAAGCACGCCGTTATACCAATTCAACTCATCGCGCGGAAACAATAACCCCTCACGCACATACGGCTCTCCCAAATACTTTGCGTGCCATGTCGCAGGATCTATTGAATCGCGCATATCACGGTAATATGTTGTGCTGAATCCAAGCCCATACGGATAATTAAAATTACTTTCGTCGTTCTCGTCGACGGCAGGGATAACCCTGAATCTGTATCTCGGATTACCCTCATACTGCTCTCTGATACGCCCGATTACGTCTGTGACCGCCCACCTTGTTCCGATATGCAGCTCCTTTGCGTTATCTTTCTTACGGTCTTTCAACTGGTTCAGATAAGCATTATATTTATTGTCCAATCGGTCTAAATTCAGTGCTTCTTCCAAATCCTCAATAATATCATCGACATAAAGCAGTCTGCCAACCTCAACCGCACCTGTCAATGTTCCGCTTATCGAACGACACGTAAGCGTTGGAAATCTCTTGTCGCGGTTTATATCAATACTCTCGTCCTCAGCAGACACTTTCGCGATCTTGCAATCCGGGAAAACATCATTCCACAGATAATCATCAGGGTTTTTCAAGATCGACAGCACTTCCTTGTAAAATCCTTTTGTGAGCTTGTCTGAATGTCCCGACATTACATTTGCTAAGTCGGGGTGACGTCCCATAAGCCATGTTACATAGAATATTCCGAGCGTGGATTTACCCACTCTCGGCGGCATAGACACCGCAAGAAAATCCAACTTATCATCTTCTAAATCCTGTAAATCGTCAACAACCGTTTTCAATACTTTTCTTCTCGGCTGATAAAATTTCTTCCTGCTGTCTCTGTTCCACTCCAAATACAGTAAGTAACTGTCGAAATCGTCTCTCGCCGCAAACAGCAAGCTCCTTTTCCACAAATCATAAAATTTTACTGCCTTAGAACCGCCCTTTGCCGCCATTTTCGCCGACAATCTCTGCACTGTCTTATTCTTATCCAAGGCGCGCCCTCTGTCCTCTATCTTTCGTATCAACTCAAAATAATCAGACAGCAGCTGATAACCCGGATTGCCCTCAGCTTTCGCTATCAGATGTTCGCAACTGCTCAGTAATTCACTGCTTAATAATTCACTGTTAGTTAATTCGTTCGCTTCCATGCTTGCACTCCGTTTCCTCGGCAGTACACACAAAAAAGAGCCTGCCGATTTATAATTTCGGTATACATTCGATGTGTATATCCGATACATTTCGGTAGGCTCTGTAAATTTTTGGCTCTAAATTATAATATTCGATTTTTATTTCGTTTCGTTATACCACGTTGTACGGCTTATCCCTAATTCTCTGCACGCCGCCGCTTTTGTCATTTTCCCGCTTGCAACAGCTTCAATATATTCTTTCGGGATTTCAACCTTTTTCGGTCTGCCTTGCTTCCATTCGGGGTCTGATTCTCTCTTTGCTTCTATCCCCTCATGTGTTCGCTCGTATATCATGTCTCTTTCGTATTCTGCAAATGATAACAATATGTTTCTCATCAGCTTACTTGTCGGGTCACTGCTTAATACCCCGAAATTCAACACATTCACCGTTATCCCTTTATCAATCAGCTCGCTTATTAAATCGCTCGCCCACGTTAAAGACCTTGCGAACCTGTCAAACTTTGTTACCATGAGCGTATCGCCCTCTTTTAACGTTTCAAGCATTTTCGTAAACTCGGGTCGGCTCTCTTTTGCTCCGCTTATCCCTCTCTCTACGAAGATGATCTCTGCTCCATGCTGTTTTAACAGCTTTTCTTGCTCCTCGAGGCTGTTTCCGTTCCTCGCTTGCCCTTTCGTGCTTACTCTCGCATATCCGTAAATCATTCTTCCTCGCTCTCCTTGTTGTCTATTACATATGCGCCGATTGGTCTTTTCCCTCTGGTGCTTTTCGGCTGTAGAACTATTTCATAATCCATGGCTTCTAACATCTCGTACAGCTTGTCTACACCGATATTGTCTTTTCTTAATCTCTCGGCAATGACCGATTGGCTTTTTACCGTGATTTGTCCGCTGTTACTGTTGATTGTTTCAACTAACTTTTTTTGCGTTGTTTTCGTGTCTTTCATAATTGCTCTTATTGCTTCCGTGATTTTCATGTCAATGCACCTCCTGTTGTTTTTATTATTATATCATATATTTCTGATGTTGTCAAGCCTTTTTTAAAATTTTTTTATTCGAGGGGTTGAGCAGGGTGTACCCCCTGCTCATCGCGCACCCCTCCGGGGGGCTGATACCGTCAGCGGATACCGCCCCGAACCATTCCCCGACAGAATCGGCGAACCGCCCGAACTGTTTTTTTGCTATTATATAGTATAGCGTGATTTCGTTGTGCAGAATGTGTAAAATAAATCAAGATTTTTTGTACATATGTAACGAAATTAGAAAAAATCAGAAAAAAATGATAAAAAGGGGTTGACAATATCAGAAAAAACTGATATAATAAGCACGTAAACAAAACACAAATCCAAACCGAACGAAACAGCAGGACGAAAACGCCGAGAGGAAAACCCAGCAGGTGACACGCTCCGAGAGCTTCCGACGGGGCAAAGGTAAGAATTAATTGGAGGTACTTTATTATGAAAAACACAACTAACAACACAATCGCTATTTCAATCTTCGTAACGAACCTTAGCGCCTATGTAGGCGGCGCTCTCGTGGGCGAATGGCTCACGCTCCCTGCAACAGACAACGAGATCGCGGAAACGCTTCACAACATCGGCGATCCTGAGGAATTCTTTATATCGGATTACAACGCACCCGACGGTATGCACATAGGCGAATATGAGAACATCTACAAATTAAACGAACTCGCCGCGGCAATCAACGATGAGGACAGCGACATTATAGCCGCATATCTCGAAGCGGTCAGCGACGACCTCGAAGAAGCGCTTGAAAACGCGGACAACTGCATACTATACAGCGAATGCGAAACACTGGAAGATCTCGCCGCGGAACTGGTAGAAGAAGGTTGCTTCGGCAATATCCCCGACAGCATTATTAACTACATCGACTATGAAGCAATAGCGCGCGATCTTGGCTTTGATTGCTACGTTGAAACTTCGCGCGGCGTGCTTTACTATGGTAATTGAGAGGGGGCGGACGATATGACTGCAAAGAGATTCAAAAACGGAAATATCAATATCAAATTGGACGGTACGGAAAATCCGCATTGCTCAGATGTGGAGGAAATCACATTTGCATTAGAGCGTGCCTATATAGATTTCGATTTTATCAGCGATAGCTACTGCATTAGTAATTACGATATGGCTTTTGACATTTACGACAGCTACATGGATAAAATTATTTGCATGATTCATTCGGAAATCGATAGAATCGCAGAGGGCAAAACAGTAAAATTCTACGCGCACACGCCCGACGAATTCGAGCGCGAAATCATCGCCGCGGAGTGTGGCGCATACTGAAACAGCCGAAACGGCGGTATAATCCGCCGTCTGCGCAGGACGGCAACTTGCGCACTGATGAGGGCAAGCCACAGAATCAGAATTAAAATTTGCTGAAATTCGTTGACATTTTACCGCTGATGTGGTATAATGTACGTAACAAAATTTTTGGAGGTATTACACCATGGAAAAAAACGTAATTATTTCAATCTACTTCGCTGAATCGCAGACCGCAAACGATTTTATTTTAATCAGCTGCGAAGATCCCACAGAAAAAACAATCAGGTGGCACGCGCCGGTTCTCGCGCCGTATGGCTATTGGATTAATGTAGATGTTTGCGGCGCTTCGGAGTGCGGGGATATTGAAGAGGGGCGCAAAAAAATAATTCAGGCTCTGAAAGCGCAGCACGCCGAAACTGACTACTACGATATCGCACAAGATTTTTACAATGGCGAACTTAGCACAATTGAAGATTACAACGATATGACTATTGCCGATATTGAGAATTACGAAAGAAATTATTTCGAGGATTGGCAACGTGATTTTTTAAATTTCATTTCAAAATCAGCCGTCACAATTGATGCTTGATTAGAGGTGGTGCAGGAAATGACCGCCTTTGACTGGATCATGTGTATCCTGCTCGCACCTGCAATTATCAAATGCGCGCTGAAGCACAAGTAATACAAGCCGCCTGCGGTGATCGTGGGCGGCTTTTTCGTGCCTGCTCGCCCGACGTGCTCAGGCTTCACGCTCGCGCCCCTGCTCCGCGCGATCCGCTCACCGTGCGCGGCGTTCTGATCCGCTCCGCTGTGCCTGAGCTACGCCACACGCAAGCACGCCAAAATACGCCGTTTTTAGGGGGGGTAACAGCTTAGCCGTCAAAATTACCCTACCGCACTCGCTAACGCGCTATAGCGCGCGTGCTAGCTGCCTTAGAACGCGCCTAAAATGCCCCTCGACAGCGCCAAAACCGAAAGCCGCCCCGAATTTTCGCGCCGGGACGGCTTTTTTCTGCCCTTTTTTGACTGAAATTTCGCGCCTTTTTCAGGAAATCCGCTGATCTGCGAAGCCGAGCTTCCGAAGCTGCCCGGAAAGGTGCGCAATAGTCGCTAGCGATTTTCGGCAATAGTCGCTAGTATTTTTGCGGAATAGTCGTTTAATCGTCGACGTCGACATCAATATAATCCGCCGTATCTTCCGCGATCCTCTTTGCGATTTCCTCTGTCGAGGTTTCATCACCGAGCGGATTGTTCGGAGTGAGTACCACTTCTTGCTGATCTCTGTAGCCAAAGTGGTTTTTTCCGAGGAAAATTCCGGCTACCGGATTTACCTTGCCGTTTTGCATATAATCTTCCCACAATTCGCCTAAAATTCCGTGTGCTTTTTTTACCAGGTCGGCGCTTTCGGGGCTGAACCCGTCCAAGCATTTACCCGTTCTAATATCCCAAACAGATTGTCTAGGAATACCTAAAGAGTTAGCTAATCCTGCGACCGAGGGCTTAATATCAGCTTCGCAACAGCGTGTGAAGTAAAGGTTAATGCGGTCTGAAACCTGCTGAGGATCTTTGCGGTCGAGGGCAGGGAGATTGAAAAGGTTCATCGCGAACGAGAGGAACTTTGCGTTATCGCCGGGAGCGAGATCAAAGCCGTTGTTACCGAAAGTCGGCGAACCGTGAGCGACTTTCTTTGTAGCGGGTGTGGTAGTTTTTTTAGTAGCCGTACCAGTAGAGTTTGAAGATTTTTTAGTAGCCATAGAAAAAGCCTCCTTGAAAAAGTCGGCTCTAAGGCTCTAAAATTGCACCCTGCGTGAGTGCGTGAGTGAGTGTGTGAGTTAGAATGACAAGAATTTTATCCGTGACAAACTCCGTGACAAAGTCTGAAAAAAGTCCGTCATTGCGCAAACCCTTGATTTTACAGGGTTTGCGAGGGGTTTTGAAACGAAATGACCGAAATGACAGAAATTTCGCTATACTTGTTCTACGTTTTTATATTCAATCATGATTGACAGGTGTAACTGTTTTTATATAATAACTATGATTCTTGTCATTTTTGTCATAGTAGTCATTAATAATAATAAAATACTGTAAAACACAGGGTTAGCGGAAAATAACGTTTGATAAAAGTCTGTCATTTATTTTGTCATTTTGGGGTGAAAACCCGTCATTCTGCGTTACGATTTTGTAAACGGATTGCGGATAAATTGTGTCGTGTGCGAAATCAACATTCAATCATGATTGAAAAACGCGGTTTTAATGCAGTTTTTGAGTAATATTTTCCAATCATGATTTAAATGATGATTGAACGATTATTAATGGTTAGTTATGTAATAGTGAACAAAGTGTATAGTTACTCTGCCCCGATTGTGAAGCCTAAAATTTTAGAAAGCTTAAGGAAGCCGTCTGATGTGACTGCGTACATAGAATTGGATTTGCCCAAAACAGACGGGTTATCGGTTTTGAATTTCTTGAGGTCTGCGCCTGAAACGGTGCAATAGTCGCTTCCTGGTGTGAGTTTGTAGCGGATATGATAAGATATTGAATATCTGCTGCACCCAGTAAGAGAGTGTATATCGCCTACAGTGAGAACGGCTTCGCCGTTGAACTGCTTAAGCAGTGAAGCAACATCGTATTTCTTGATTTCAATCATAATTTATGTGTACCTCCTTTGAAAGTCACCGATATTCGCGTAATGCGGAATCGTTCAGAGTGAACGTGTAGAATCTGCCGAACGATTTACGAATTTCCATATCGTTTGGAGAAGTGTAATGTAAGTACTGAGAAAGTTCCTTACGGAACGTCTGTGAAGACACCTGATAGCGCGTACCGACGTTGTCGGCGTACCATTTTTTAAAAGCGTTGTAAATAACGCCCTGCGTGCCGGGATCGTCAGCCGAAAAGTACATATCAAGCCGCATAACACAGCACTCGTCGTAGAACTGCCGCACGGGCGAATTCTCGGTTTTGTAGTCCTCGACGGCTTCGTCTGAAGCTTCGGGAATATCAAATTTATAGCCGTTTTCAATGAATTTTCTCACGGCAGAAATGCAGAGATTAATAATTGCCTGCCGTTCAGCGAACATTTTATCAATTAATAAGCTGTCGCGGCGCTCCGGGGGGATCACATGGTTAACTTCGAGGATAATAAAACGGTTGTAAACGTGTTCTCCTTTGTCACCGCCAAAACGCGGAAGCTGATTTGTGCAGAACCACAGCAAGCCATGATAAACGAAATTGAAGATGTTACCGCCCTTGAATTCTCCGCGAACACTGTCACCGCCCGTGAGGGTTTTAACCATTGATAACTCGTCTACCGTGAGCGCGGACATATCGCCGTGACCGGCAAGGCGTTTGTGATATATTGCGGACGTACCGAATTTGTCTTCGAGATCCTTAACATTGCACGTCGCGAAATTTTCATCGCCTAGAATCCGTTGCGTAAGTTCGAGAATTTTTGACTTGCCCGAATCGCCCTTGCCGCAGATAAACAGCATTTTCTTAGCGCGCTCGGCGTGAATATTCGAGATCGCAACGCCCATAAACTGTAGAAGAAACTGCTTGCAGTCCTCGCGGTTCTCAGTCAGTTCGTCGAGATACTTTGTAAATACGGGACAGTTGGTATTGTCGGGATCGTAATCGCAAGGGATCTGAATTGTAGAATAAATTTCGGGCGAATGTGGGCGCAGCTTGCCGTCTGACAGTGATAAAATACCGTTTTGGAAATTTATGATATTTTCGTCGGCGTTAAATTGGCTCTCGTCGATAAAGTTCAGATCGGTTCGTAAATCCTGCATAACCTCCCGAACATCGCGCATTTTGAGAAGATTAACGTCTATATCCGCAATGAAGCGCTTGATATATCCTTGAAATACTTCGTCGTTAATTTGCTTGTAAACGCCGTGTTCGTACCAAAAAATACGGTTTGCGCGCGAAAATTGATCTTGCACCGAAACGAAAATACAATGCTTGCGAATCCAATTTGCAAGAAGAGGACAGTTTATAAAATATTTGTCGGTTTTACGGTTCAGCGCTATGTAATTCGGGAGTTCATCGCCGTTTTCAATAATGCCTGCCTTGATAGCGCGGCGGCGGTAGATTTCGTCTATAGACGGCGGTTCGCTGATCGGAGGATCGGAAATGTTTTCATTTTTTGCGAAAAAATCCAAAAAATCTTTATCATACTTTAATGCGCTGCTCAAATTTTTTCACCTCCTCCCGACAGTTTCTATAAAAGTCCTGCAATTCGTTTTCGTCTCCGAACGTGAGAATTTCCGCGAGATATTCCACGCGTGTTATGTTCAAAAGATACTCTGTGAATTCCTCCGAATTCTGATCGCGCAGACTGTAAAGCCGTAGAAGCTTTGCGTATTCCGTCACGGTCTGAAAGGCTCGGTAAATCCACAAATCAAACTCGCGGTCTTGGTTTCGTTTCACTGCTTGTTCTCGGCGCTTGGCTTTTTCCTCGGCGGTTTCGGGTTTTCGGTTGAGATCAAGACCAAGTGAAAAATCGTCGTTAAGCCGCCGCAGAACGTCAAGCGGCTTATCTATGCCAAGCAGCTTCCCGACAAGCTTAAATACGTCGCCGCCCTCGCCGCAGCCGAAACATTTGTAATACTTATCATGAACCACAAAAGACGGCGTTTTCTCGCTGTGAAAGGGGCAGCACGCCGCGCCCTTGCGGTTTACGTGCAGTCCGTAATGTTCAGCAACGGCGCGGAGGTCGAGTCGTTTTTTTGCGTTTTGGAATGAATCGTTAATGTTCATGCGTTCCCCCGTTTATGCTGTCCTGATAAGATTTAAGCCATGCTAAATCCGATTTGGCTTTTTGCTGTTCTGCAATAGTCGTTTTGATTTTTTTCTTTTTCGGCGCGAGTTTTCGATAGTCGACTGCGGAAAAGTCGGGATCATATTCCACACCGAATTTTTTTATTTCCTCAACTGCGTTTGGGCGGTCGGTTTCAAGCAGAGCGTCAACCAACCGATCAAGCCGTGTTTTACCGAAGCCGTAATCGTAAGCGAGCTGAACAAGTGCAAGCTTGACGTTTTCGGCAAGAACACAGGTATTTTGTGTGTTGTATTTGCTGAGATGTTTACGCACGATCTTCACGCAGGCGGCAGAATCAATTTTGCACTCTTTAACGAACTGCTCCATTTTATAGTCGTAAGCGCCCTCGCTTTCGTAATCGTCCATGAGTCGGCAGCTTTCGGAATAGTTTTCAAGCCAATCCTGAATCTTTTTAGGATAAAAATCATGTGGGAACAGATCGTGCAGAGTAAGCATGATAATACACAGCATTTTGAAGTTGTCCGTGATTACGTCGTAACACAGCTTGTTTCTCCGATAGTCTTTGAATTTTCTGTTTGTCATTTCTTCACCCTCGTTTTATTTTGGTTATTCTGTGTTGTCGTGGATATTGCCGATGACTACTGCGTGTTTGAGATAACATTCGTCGAGATCAAATTTACCGAGTTCACTGATTATGCGGAAACGGAATTTATCCCAAAACACGGTACAGAGAAAAGTTTCACTGTCATAGTCTGTATATTCAAGTATATCTCCCTCGAAAACCTTTGTACCGATTTTATCGGTCATGCCCGTGAACTGTCCGGCGGTTTCGGGGATAATAATGGTGTTATGGTAGTGAAGTTTTTGGTCGGCAATTGCAAAATGAACAATTTTACCGTTTTTGTCGAATGCTTGTCTTAGGTCTCCGTAAATCCAATCGCGGGAGATTAACGCTTTACCTCTGAATAGAATTTCACGCATTTGGTTCACGCTCCTTTAGTTTGTAATATAAATCTGTTGGTTTAGGTGCAAAGCAATCTATTATTTCACCTGTTGTTAAATCGTAAGTAATTTCCTGCGAAAATAAATCTGATTTATCTCTCACAATACCATGAATAGCAATTAAAGCTGTATCACAAAATAGTTCAGATATTTCGTGCGTGATTTGTGAAATAACTATGCCTTGACGTTCTATTACTTCTGTCGGTTCATAGACTTCAAGACCTAAATTTGTCCCCTTTATCTTTATTTTTGGAGAGCTTTCATCTTCGTAGCGTTTGCATATAATAACATAATCAACTCTCACAAAACGCATATCCTCACTAATAACGAAATAACATATGTTTTTCATTTGTTGCTTCCTCAAACGAGTAGCAACGTCGCTTAAATCTGGTTTGTCGTCCATTTTTGTCCCGCAATTCGGGCAGTAATTCCATGCTTCGGGAGTTTCATAAACTGCTCCACAAGATGAACAGCGATTGCTTAACAGACTGTGTGGCATTATCTCCCATTTGCCGTGCTTTGTTTCTTGCACGTTCGGTCTATTGTTCCATACTCTTACACATTCATCAGCGGCAGCAGTACTTGTAAAATCTCTCTTGAAAATTTTTGCTCCACAATGTGGACATTCCACCTTTGCGGATTTTTCGTAGGATTCTCTTCCACTTAATTTAGCTTCACCACCGCAGAACGGGCACGGTTTTAATTCAGTCATCTCTAAATACCCTCCTTTCAAACACTACACGGAATGTGCGCGGTACGTAATAATGCATTATCAGCCAATTAGCGATTGTGGCTTTTATCATTTCGTTTTCACTAGGTCTGATAGGCTTGTTGAGAAAAAACGATTTTTTCAATTTCAAATACTCTCCGTAACAGTCGGGGCATAAGTCGGAATCAAATCCACGCTCCCAGCCCTCAGGCGCAGGCTCATACTCGTCGATTGTAAACGGGGTTTCGTACTCGACTTGGTTGAGAAAAACCGACTTTCCGCACCTGTCGCACGTTATTGTTTTACCGCATTTTACGCTCATTTTTTACCTCCTCAAATCACTTATAATCTTCAAACCGCTCAACGCTCCGGAATATCCAACGGCAATTAACCCACCGCTGTAATTTTCTATGCATTTTATCCGCTGTTTCTTTCTGGTAAATCATCACATACGGACTGAATCCTAACTCACGCAGGGTGTATATGCGGTACAAATCTTCTTCAACAGTGCTGTTGAAATTCGTGAGAACATATACGGCTTTGTTCCGGTCGGATTTTATATTTGTGTATTTTGAAAATTGCTTGAAATATTTCGTTAAATCCTGCTTTGGATTATCCCATGCAAAATGCACCATACTTGTTTTGACTTTATTCAACAGTTTGATGTTATCGGGGTTTGTAAGCCGAATGTCAAGACCTTGTGTAAAATCGACTTTCGCGCCGCTTTCAGCTAACTGCTGTAATATGCTTTCATGCTCTTTGCAAGCAAGTAAATTCGGATCAAGCAGTTTGATTTCCTTTTGCCCTCGCCAAAATTCCGAAAGATCCGCAACTTGCCGTGAACACAGTCCCTCTTTTTTTCCAACAATACAAAATCCGCAATTCCGAGGACAGCCGCGCGTTAAAAATCCCGTTGCAAATTTATAGTCGGGGTACAGTGAATAATCAGGGTAAATATGTTCAATCTCTTTTGGGAGCGACGTGTTTTTTGAATCGTCGAAAACTTCTTTGCCGTCGATCACAGATATACAGTACCCCGATCCGCCGCGGCGAAGCTCGTCTGTCATCACAATTCCTCCGTCCTCAACGTCGGGAGTAAAACCGAAGACCTTGCTTGCGTAAACTAAATCGTAGTGGCTTAGATGATTAAGCATTTCAACATCATCTCCGCAAGATTTATGATATGCAGACAGCTTCATAAGCGGCAGAGAGGGGAAGTTGTGACAGTCGCTCCATAAACCGATTTTCATGTTACTCACCTTGCTTTATTTATATATTCAGTCCATTGTTCCGCCATAGCTTTTGCAATGCCCGGAAAAGTCTTTGCACGTTGCTTTGCGCTGTCGGCGTTGTTTGCTCCACGCTTTGCCGCACCGTACTTGCTTTTAATTTTACGCCCAGTTCCCGACGGAACATAAGGTGCGATTGGTTCAACCGTGTTTGTTGGCGTGAGCTGCGGCAAGTTCTTTAGCCATAGCCGTGTTTTTTTGGTGTAAGGGTGTCCGAACATATATGGTTGTATCTCTTGCGAATACGGCGGCATATTGTATATGCGACTGCTGATAGGATTTTCAATTGCAATGTGCTTGCAATCCGCATTGTAAAACCGCATAAAGAATGCTTTAGCTTCTAATCCTTTTTTATATCGTTCTTCATTCAATACTCCCTTTTGCGGATATAGGCGACACGCGCCCGCGTTTGAAAGATATGTGCACGGTGGAAACGCTATAATTAAATCCCACTTATGCGGCGCGGTGTGAAATTTGCCGTCAAGCGTTTGGAATTTTACGCCGCCGTCTATCAGCTTTAGCGCATCGCCCTGCACATGGAATTGTGGTAAGCTGCCGGAACATTCCATAATATCACAACTGAAAGCGTTATGCCCCAGCCGCCGCAATTCTTTTGTTACTGCCTGCGATTCCTCACAAGCAACAAGAATGTTTAGTGTCGGCATTTTTCAACCCCCGGTTTGTGATTTCTGCATACCGCGCACGGCAGCTTGTTAGGTTTAATTTTCATCTTCAATCCTCCGCAGCTGCCGTTCAACCTTATCTTCCATAAGTCTAAGAACTTCATTCTCGCCAATGGCAAGAATCATCTGTTCAACCATTACGCCAACGTCGGCAACTTCTTCCTTGAAATTCTCATAGTATTCAATGCAGCTGTCCGAATATCCGTAACGCTTTAATTTTTGAACTGCTTGAATCAGTTCCGCACATTCCTCGACGAGGATTTCAATCTGCGCTTCAAAGCCGTAGTGATCGAGGATTTTTTGCAGTTTGTCTAAATATGCCATGGGTGTTTTTCCCTCCGTTATGCCTAGTAGATAATCTGCTGAAATGTTGAAATATTTGGCGATTTTTGAAAGCTCGTAAATGTTTGGTCTTGATTTCCCGTTCAACCAGTTACCCACATTTTGTCTTGACGTGCCTATTCTTTCAGCAACTTCTTCGTGTGTTGAGTTTCCCACTAACTTTTTAAAGCGTTCTCTGAATATGTATATATCACCCATTTCAATCTTCCTTTCCAAATTCAAAATCAAACAGTGTCGGGGCAGATTCGCCGCTTGCCGCCTTGTATTCGGGCGGTGCAATAAAATCAGCGAGCATTTTTTCTTGCGCTTCTTTGCAGAATCTCTTGTCGATCTCAAAGCCGTAACAACTGCGGTTTAATTCTTTGCAGGCTCTTAACGTTGTGCCGCTTCCTGCGCATGGGTCAATCACCACATCGCCCTCATCTGTGAATATTTCAATCAGCTTTTTCAGCGTTGCAACAGGTTTCTGTGTAGGGTGAATTTTTGGGATTTGTTTCGGATCGTCTTTCTCCCAAATTTGCCAGTCAAAAACCATACGTCCGTTGTTTCTGAACTTCGGAAGCCTGTTTCGGTATAGTATCAATGCGTGTTCGGTTGCTCCGACAACGCGCATATTTGCTTTTAAAACTTGCGCCGAATAGTTCTTGATAAACGTAATATGGATAGAGTTTTTAAATCCATACTTTTCCGCATATTTAATCACGGTTGGAATCTGCTGAAACGAGCAGAAAACAATCATGCACGGCGCGTCTGAACTTTTTCCGCGCCCGTTGCTTGCGTTTGGCTCTTTCTTTAGCAGACGGTTGCAAAAATGAAAGTATTCCGCAATATTGAAGTTGAAATCGCTGTTAAAAAACGCTTTGCCTGCCTTTTTGCTTTCACCGTTTGAATTGTCGCCGCCGTTGTACCATTCGGGACTTGATCCGTATGCATTGCAGCCTAAATTGTAGGGTATATCCGCGATTACAAGCTGCGCTTTCGGTATGCCGTAACGCTTGAAATTCTGAAAATTATCGTTAAACAATTCAATTTTCATTTTTCCCTCCAAAGCACCCCTGCAAAACCGCCTGAATAGTCTTAAACCGTTCAATCAGTTCTTCCTTGCTCAACCTGTCAATATCTCCGACAGGTTCAATCAGCTTTTCGAGCTCGTTGTTGATTTCAATGTGCCATTTGAAAATGCGCTCCCACTGCGCGAAATCCTTGTATGAATTAATCGCCGTCTGCTTTTTCTGCCGTGCTTCGTCAAGGCTTATAGCCTTGCAATTGAATTCCGCATAAACGCCGCACATTTGTTGATAATACAAACATTCAGCAAGCGACATTTTTTCAGGCGGCTTATGCTTTTTATAGCCGCCTTTCGCGGCAATTTCAATCTCCTTAAGCCTGTCTCCCATTACAATCACCTCGATTTTTTCCAATAGTCCGTAGATCTTGGTTTACCTTTTTTAAAACGTGGGCATTTATCTCCGATTCTGCCGGCTTTTTCACCTTTAATCAAGCCATAAATGCACATAAATTCTTTACCCCCTCTGATCGGCGAGCGCCAAATACATTCCGGCTTCATCGGACATCTGTCTTCTTCCTCCACCGCTTCACCTCATTTCATCATCGGTAATCCGTCCACAATTGCCCTTGCATCGTCCACAGAACGCGCTATGCCTGCCTTGTGTCCTAGTTGTCGCATACGGTTCAAGAAACGTTCCTGCGCCGTTCTAGCCGCCCCTGTGCGGCGTTTCACTTCAATAAATGCGCAGTCACCGTCTGCCCCGTAGTAAATCAGATCCGAAAATCCCTCCGGCAAACCTTTTACGGTGCGGACGTTAATTAATACACGCTGTCCAAACTCTTTTGAGTAGACAAGCTTCCCTTGATAAAATGTGCCTGCATTTGTGCGGAATACGCATGAATTTTCCGACGACAGCGCGAGCTGAATCTCATTCTGAATCAAATGTTCCGATTTCATTTGTTCTTAGCCTCAATTGCATTGGAAATCCACTCAAAACCATATCTCATATTACACGATATATCATCTGTAACAATTGCATTAGCATCTATAGCATTTGCAATTTTATTAAGAGCCATAGCCTTGTGATGTTCAGCATCAAGTTTTGAATCTTCAATTGCGGTTTGAACTATCTGTAATGCAAATTCTTTTGTAAATTTAAAGCGTTCCGATATATTATTGACGATTTTTGCAACTTCCTCTGAATAAGCCTCCGTTTGGTCTGACGGGTTATCAATCATCCTATCTAAATCAAACATTATTTCACCAATCCTCTCTTTTTCCCTTGAATATAAGCCCACCCCGACTTGTAGCCTTTTTTCTTTCCGTATGCAACCAACTCAGCCATTGTGCGGCAGTCGTTGGGATCTGTAATACCCCTGACCGCGCTTTCGGCTTTCTTTCGATTTACTTCCTTGATTTCTTCAAGCCGAATTTCTTTGATGTTCTTGATTTCCTGCGCCGTGAGTTTTTCAACAGCTCCGCAGTACGGACATCTCTTACTGCCGTTCGGCTTGTAAGTTCCAAAGCACATAGGGCATTGCCTGATTAAAAGCTTTCCGTCCTCTCCGTAGTCGGAACTTTTTTTCGGCACGCTGTCTAAACTCCATTCTCGGTCATCGTCGGGCAATCCGAACCGCGTGTAATTGTTCACATGGTCGAGAATAATCGCCGTTTTGCCCTCTTTAGGGCGCATACACCGCATTGACTGTTGAATGTACAGCGCAAGCGACATTGTAGGTCTGAGCAGTATACAACACTCACAGTCGGGGCAATCAAAACCTACACTAATTAAGTCCACATTGCACAATATCCGAATTTCGCCCTTGCGGAACTGCTCGATTATTTCATTGCGCTGCTTTTTCGGCGTGTTTCCGTCGAAGTGTACCGCGTTTATGCCTGCTTGTGCGAACTGCTCCGCCATTTTTTCAGAGTGCGCAATCGACGAACAATAGCAGATCGCCTGCTTGCCGTCCGCGTATTTTCGGTAATGCTTGATTACATCACCGAAAACCGCACGCGTTGAAAGCAGATCCGCCGCCTGCTTGCCGTCAAAATCCTTGCCCTTGCGTTTCAATGCGGACAGATCCGCCACGCTTGGCGCGTAATATTTGTAAGGCGCAAGATAGCCTTGGCTTACAAGCTCCTTTGCGGTCACGCCCTGAATCATGTAGTCGTAAGTGCCTTTTAAAGGCTTCCCGTCAAGCCTGCACGGCGTTGCGGTCAGTCCTATGTAGTAACAGTCGGGATAGGCTTCGACAATCTTCTGCCACGTCCTAGCCGCCGAGAAATGGCACTCATCGAATATAATCATATCCGGCTTTGGATAGCTGTCTAAATGGTTTGCGACAGTCGCAACCATGCCAATATGGATTGTTTTCAACTCAATTCCAAATCTCACAAACGTATCAATCGTCTGATCGAGAAGTTCTTTTCGGTGAACCAAGAACCAAACCGTTTTACCGTTGTTTTGTGTAGCCTCTGCCATTCCTGCGAACAACACCGTTTTACCCGAACCGCAGGGAGCGACGACACAAATTTTTTTCTCGCCGCGCCCAAATGCGGATAGAACCTTTTTTATAAAATCGGCTTGATAGGATCTGTATTTAATCATAGCAGTCCGTCAAAGTTTTCGGCGGTAAACGGTGCGTCAGCAGAGGTAACATCAATCACAGTCTCTGTTTCCTCAGCAGGGAAAAAGTCGGATATTTCAGCCTTTTTGCCTGCAATCTGCTTGTAAATATTCAAATATTCCGTGAATTCGGTCTGCGACATTTCAGAGATTGCTTTTCCAAGGCGTTTCAGAATCATTTCGGCAGTTACGCCCAGCTTTTCAAAAGCCTGAACCATGCCGTCGATACGTTCTTCAAACGTCTTTTCGGGTTCTTTGTTGATCTCGGCAGCAAGGCTTGATTTGACGGGTTCTCTCTGCGCGCGGTATTCTGCTTCTTCCTCCACTTGGCACCCCATGAGGATTTCGGGACAGTAAACGCGTGCAAAGAACGTCGCCGCCCGGTATGCTAACATCTGTTCGGGCATATTGCGCCACTTTGAATTTGAAGTCCAACCCTCGGATTTTGCCATAGACAGCGTGATTGTCGTACCCTCTAACACGTCACCGTCTTTGTCCACCGCTTTAATGTAGCAGCCGCGTGAATCAGTACCTTTTTCACCGACGTAAACAACCTTGATCTTGTCGTACTTGTTACGCAAAAAACTCATGCACGCCTGACCGCTCCATGACGGCTTCCCTTTGACGACGTAGAGATTTTGCATAACCATGATAGGCGATACGCCCATGCGGTTTGCAATGTCAATCGCAATTGCTGTGTCGGCAGGCTTGTTTCTGTAATTCTGCGGTACAATTTCCGCCCGGCAAAGTGTGTTTGCAAGTGATAAACATTCGCCAAACGTGTTTATGAACGCGCCTGTAGGTGTTGTCGGCATAGATACCGCGGTTTGCTGTTCAACTGATAATTCGTTCATTTTAAATCCTCCTTATTCGTATTCCTTAGCCAACCATGCAGGCAGGCAAATTAAATTCGGTTCTCCGCTTTCGCCGTTGTAACCATACCAGTTGTTAGTTTCGGTACAGCGCGCAACCGTATCAAGATATTCTTCTAAGTCGGTATTGCCCTTGTCGATGAAAAGCTTATCTGCTTCGAGAATATTAAACGCATACGGCGGCGTTTTTTCAACGGCAATGAAAACAAACCTGTGCGGTTTCCCCTCAATTTTCTCCACGCCTCGAGTGTATAAAGCCGCTTGCAAGTCGTAACCGTAATTTTTGCAGTCGCGGAAGAACGCGTTTGTTTCGGCGTTGTTGCAAGTTTTGAGATCGATAATTACTGAGGTGTTTGCAAAATCCGTTCGGCAGTCAGGGCGGCATTTCAATTGAATCCCCGTGCGATCGTCCGTCCAGAAGTAGGACATTTCTTTTTCCCCCGACAAAAGCCGTGCGGCGTAACGGTTTGACAGCACATTATCAGCCATAGCTTTAATTGCTGTCATATCGTCCTCCGAGATCGGTATCTTTCCGCTTTCCTCAATTTCGGCGGCTATGCGCTTACCCTCTGCGGTTCTGCGGTCGATTTTCGGCGCAAGAATGTATTCCTCGTTAAACTTTTCGGGTTCGAGAACGTAAGCGTGAAAGGCAGTCCCGAAACTCATTGCCGCCGTTGTTTCCGTTTTATGTTCGAGCGCGTATTTGAAATGCGCCGGAGATTTTGACAGCAGGTGCAGATTTGACTTGCTCAAAGGTGCGGAAGCGTGATAGTCGGCGTTTGAGATGTTAAGTTTCATACTGATATTCCCACCATTCTTCATATGGGTCATCTACGTCCATTATTGCTCCGCAGTTTGGACAGTATTCATACCATTCTTCACAATCACGAGGAAGACGATAATTGCATTCAGAACAAGTGCTTGAAAGACAACCAAACCAATATCCGTGTTTATCTTTGTTTTCTCCACTAGGTGATAGTTGCCTTTCAAGTTTTCTGATAAGCCTTCTTCCCTCTAACCCTTTATCTCTTTCTTCCAAACTCTCCTGTAGTGAAACGTCTGTACTTGCAAAGCCGCACTTCGGGCACTTTGCTATTACTGTGCCATCGTAACTGCCAGCTTGTGTTGTTACGGCTTTACTACCACATGTCTGACATTTTACAGTCGGTAGTCCTTTTGGCACTATATTTTTTAAAGTGTACAATGCCTCCTTAACCAAATCACGCAACATTTCATTTTCTGCTAACAGTCTGCCGTTTGTCTCTTTTACATTTGCCAAATCTAAAATGATTTTGGCATTGTCTTTAAGTATCTGTTGAATCTCGTCGGGGTCAAGTTTCGTGTCTTCGTATGACGCAAGCTTTCTCAAACAATCTTTATATCCGATTTTTGCAACCTGAACGTGCCTTGCTTCGCCGTCAACATACTCTGTTAATCTGTTCATTCTTTTTCACTCCCCATAAAAGTTACGCCCATGTAATCCACAAGCAGGAAATCATCGCCATAGGTTTTTTCATGGTAAGGCTCAACATCAAGCAGCGCCGCGAGCGTTCTGATGTTTGAAATAAGTGCAACAGATTTAAATTCAAAAAGTTCCGGACTTTCTCTTTCAAATGCACACTTAGATATGTTGAGAAGCCGAATCTGATCATCTTCTTCACTGTTGTAAAGTTCGTTAGCTTTTTTTGTAAGTTCGGCTATTTTTTCCACTCGCTCCATTTCCGACATTCTGAATTCCTCCTCTTGAATTTCCTCGCGGCAATCCGAACAAAGCTCCATGCCGTCAACATCGTAAAGCATATTCACCTGCTCGCCGCATTTGTCGCAGATTTTTTCAACAAAATTGCACTGCGGACAATCTCTCCCAAGGCACGGCAGACCGCAGTCCGCGCAGCCGCCGCGGTCGTAATACTCACGGATCATTCGGGATCACCGCCTTAAATACAATTTTGGCAACGATCCTATGAGTGTCACAAACCTGCCTGAAAATCGTTCCCAAATCAAACGCACTTTTCTCCGCTTCCGAAAATCCGCTGTACATTTCGAGAATTGAATCTGAAATACTTTCGAGATTGGCTTGACAAATCCGCAAATCGGGTGTATAATCAAACTGTGAAGTTTTGTCCGATTCTTCGGGCAGTGAGCTTGTTTCTGCGCCAACAGAAGCAGGCTCTTTTTTTGTGGTTTCGGCAGTTTCCACGGTTTTTCTTTTGTGCGCGTCGAATTTTACAATTATACGGTTAAGCGTTGTCTGCGATATATAGTATTTGTCGCACACCTGCGTTCTGCTCATGCCACCGAGATAATCGTCGACAACCGCTTTTTTCTGTTCGTCGGTAAGAGTAACTGTTTCTTTTCTCTTTCCCGACTTCGGCACGAACACTCCCGTTTTTGTATCGTTAATAGCCGCCTTTTTGGTTCTTTTCTTATCTTCGGCAGCTTCTTTTACATTCCAAATAGGGCGCAGACCCATGTCAAGCAGTTTTTCTTCTACGATGTCGTTCTTCACATCGAGTTCGCTTGCGATCTGCTGCACGGATTTTCCAACGCTGTGCGCCAATCTGATTTTCATGCCGAGCGGATCAGCGCAATTCTCAACGCTGAAATTCTTCTTGTTCATTATTCTGAACTTCCTTTCTGTCAGTTGTTTCATTTTCATTTTTATTATCACCTTTATTAATCCTCACCGCCGCCCAAACTGACAGCGTGTTCAGCGCCGCCAAAATCACCACGGCAATTATTATTAATCTCATTCTCGTACCCCTTTTTTATCAGATAGCGCCGTCGGGCGTTTACCGCCGCATAGGTTCTGCCGAGCACCGCGGCAATATTTTTTGTCGATTCTCCAGCAATTGTAAGCTCCTTAAGAAGCTTGTCTTCGGCGGCTGTCCACGCGCGGTATTTATTAGTAGCCATATTCGCACCAATGTGTAAACATCGCAAACGAATATACCGCAACCGCAATGCCCAGTCCAATTAAGAGAACGCAGGCGGCATTTGCTAACATATCGCGGCGTTGGCGAACATGATCACCGCGTTCACGCTGTTTTGCGCGTTCGAGAACGTCCGAATACGTCTGCTTTAATTGCGCTAGCTCCGTTTCGGCGGCAATTGCGCGCGCTTCAAGCTTTTGAAATTTCGTCATTTATGATACACTCCTTTCATTCCGCCCTCCATAAATGCGATAAACGCAAGTCGGGGGATTTTCGTGCGATTTTTTATAACGATAACAGGAAATCCCAGCTTTTCAGGATAATGCCTTGCCATTAGCGTTATATTGTAACGGTCACACCCTAGAATCGGTGCGACGTCTGAGGGCACGAGAAACTCTTTTTTTGACTGCTTTACTTCTTCCAGTGTGTTCATTTTTCCCACCTCGCACATAATCTTTGCACGCTATACCATGTTCTCTATCGAAATAACAGAAGCGGTATTTGCGGCAGGATTTACATTCATTCTTCATCTTCGTTAGCGAACGCCTCAGCACACTTAAAGCCTTCCGAAAGCATGATTGTAACAAGCCTTTTGGCTTTTGTTGCTGAAATACCTTGCGTTTTCATTAACAAGGCTATGTGCGCTATCAACATAGACGAATCGGTTAAAATCTCCGAAAGATTTCCGTCACACGAAAACTTCGTTATTTCTTCGTCTTTGTCGCATTCAAACCTTATCATCGGTATCACCTCCGCACTTTGCGGTAAATTCTACGAGCAGAGTTTCAAGCTCCAGTTTCGTTAACCCGAAATAATCGTGAAGCAGTTCGCCGATCACATCTCTGCGCGCTATAGCAAGCTTATGTTTTTCAGGTTCGTTAACACACGACAGCACACGGATATGCGCTTTGCGGTACTCGTTCTTTAGCTGTTTTGCGCTAAGGTTACTCACTGTTTTCACCTCCGAATCTGTCGTAAGCGAACTGAATCGCCTGCTCGCAAGCGTGCGTTATTTTGCAGTCGGAGATTAAAGCCATTTCGCGGAGAATTTCGTAATATTCCTCGCCTATAATAATGCTTCTTCTCCTGTTCGGTGTGACAGGCTTAATTACAAATGTTTCCGTATCGTGATTTTCGCCGCTCGGCTTGATTTCCAAAATCTCGTCAAGCTTGTTGCGGTATTTGTAAGTAGGATACGCTTCACCGCTCACCCAACGGAAGATTGTCCGCACGGTCACTCCGATTTGCTCTGCAAACTCCGCATAGCGAATGTTCGCTTTTTGGCAATGCTGTTCTATCAGCCTGCCGTAGTTTGGTTTTGCCATTCAAATCCCTCCCATGAATTTAAATGTCGATTTCGAGATAAGCGCATATCGCGGCTTTTACTGTGTCGTTATCGAGATAGCCGCTCATTACGCTACATAACTGGGCGTAATTTACCTTGACAGCCTCGGCAAGCTCCTTTTTGGTCATGCGCTTTTCTAAGAGCCTTGTGTTTGCCTTAATGCTCCATAGCGGTAAACTTTTCACAAAATACCTCCTTTTTTTCAAAAAACTGTTGACAGAAAAAACAAAACGTGATATAATTAATGTGTCGAATTAAAAATATATCGTACAAACTTGTGAAAAAATTATTTTTTTACAGGCTTGATTTTTTACGCTCTGTTTTGTTTATTTCTATGTTTATAATTATACTCGTAATTACGAACTTTGTCAATAGGATTTTTTCGTATTTACGAATTTCTACGATATGGACAACTTTCAACAATGATTTTTGGCAATATTAGATAATGAGGTGATATTGTGAACAGATATTTGAAATTTGAGGGATTTTGCCCTTATATCGGCAAAAACAGAATAATAAAGGTCGAATATATCCCGACGGCAAACTTTGATAATCCAAATGCGGCGGTTAAGGGAATAGACTTTATATGTTCCGACAAAGAAAAGTGCGAACAAAAAAAGAGTTGCCCTATACGCAAGGCAACTCCTGATAATGTAAATTAGATGTCGCGTTCGGTTAATACTACACCGTCAAGAATAATGTCGGTGTTTACAGCGTGCAATTTGATTGTTAAAGTCGGCACGCAATTAACTTCGGCGCTGAAAGTGACTTGATATGCACCGTCAAGCGGTACTCCGTCAACTTTCAAGCTTGTTTGTATTCCCTTTGTGTTGATTTCAATTTTCTGACGAGGACATTCATCGTGAATGGTTAGTATTCTCTCTGTAGAAATAGATTTGGGTTTGTTCATGTGTTTCACCTCCATTCAAGAAAACAAAGCACCTAAAAACATTTAGGTTTCTTCGGGTCATTCTCATTCCAAAACATATCCGTAAGAGTAGTTTCAATTTCGGGATTGGCAAAAGTGACAGTTAATACAGGCAAATCCCCTGCTTCGTGTTTAAGTTCATAACTGCGGACGGAAGTTAAGGGAATGCCGTCTACATATATTTCTGCATGGCAACCGTCTGTAATAATTTTTATCTTGCTCATGTTGTACCTCACTATATTAAAAGGGTTGATTCTTATGCTTTCTAAAAAGTCTTTGAAGCTTCTGCGATATATAAAGAAACATTCAAATATTACTATTGCAGCTCTCCGTGAAAAATTCGGAAAAAGTGTCGATTCATTTGTTATGGATCTTTGGAAAAACGAATATATCGAAAACAAGAAAATGGAACGAACAACAAAGGTTAAAACAGACATGACACTGCCTATAGGAGATTACACAATATCTCCCAAAGGATTAGCGAAATTAGAGAGTTTACCAAGAGAAAAGCTTAAATTTTGGCTACCGATGACTTTATCAGTCATTGCGTTGATTGTTTCGATAATTTCAGTTTACCTACAGTATCACTCTTAAAAGAGTGAAAATTGCAAGTAAAAGTGAAATAGAGCCGACAATCATTGAAATGCAAAACTGCAAATCTTCCATACGGGCTTTTTCCGCTATACGTCGCGCCCATTCGTCGTGAGCTTCTATTTCGCGTTTTTCTTCATCTGTCATTTTAAAACCTCCCAAAAATATAAAAATAAATATGTTGCTATATATATTATAACTCGTATTTACGAAAATGTCAATAGAAAGGTTGTGATTATATGACTAAAATTCCGCGATTATTTGAACTTATGGACGAAAGAAACGTAAAAGCTAAAAAGTTAGCGGAAGATTTAGGCATATCGTCTGGAAATATAAGCGATTGGAAAAGCGGCAGAAGTCAACCAAATCCGACGATATTACCGCAGTTAGCCGACTATTTCGGAGTGACAACGGATTATCTGCTTGGGGCGGCGGAAAAGCCTAAGAATGATATATCAGGTAATGATTTTCTTGTTGCGTATTTCAAAGGCTGTGGCTACGAGGGTACGCAAGAAGAAATTGCTCAAAGAGTGGCAGAGGTCGATTCGATAATTAAAACAATGGTTGAAAATTCAAAAAGGGGTAAAAATGACTAATCTTAACGATTTGTACGATAAAGCCGAAAACGACGGAATAACAGTTATGAGAGTGCATTGCCCTTTGTGTGAGAGCATAGCAGTCCAGTTTGAAAACGGCGATTGCTACATCGGTATGGACGATTGCGAAATGAGTTCCGCAGAGGAAACAGTCCACCTTGCACATGAAATGGGGCATTGCGAAACGGGGTCTTTTTACAATAGGTATTCAAAATTTGACATTATATCAAAACATGAATACCGCGCCGACAAATGGGCGATTGAAAATCTAATACCCGAAAATGAACTTGTAGCCGCATTTGACAGCGGAAAGCTTGAAATATGGGAGCTTGCTGAATTTTTCAACGTAACCGAAGAATTTATGATTAAAGCTTGCGAACATTACGGGTATTATCACAGAGCTATTTAAAACCCCTCAAATTCGAGGGGTTTAAACACAATAAACGGGGTGTAACGAATATGAAAAAGAATAAACAGCAAGTACCTGATAATCAGCAAGCATATTACAATCAACAAATACCAAATAATCAGCAAATACCGTATAATCAAAATCAATATCAGAATTTCGGGCAGCAGCAGTTTAATCCTAATACTATGAAGATATGCCCAAGATGTAAGTGCACTATACCGAAAAACGCCCGGAAATGCCCATACTGTAATTCTAATCTGTCTTCCGCAGGTTCAGGCTGTTTACTGATTGTTGTTATATGCTTCATATGGTTTTTAGTATTTATAATCAAAACAAGCAGTTCAAAAACAACAAATGAAGTGCAAACAGAAGTTGATACAAATTCATCGGAAAATGTTGTAATTGAAATTGAAGATCCCGAAGATTCTGTAGCAGAAGATGTTGACTTATTTGAAAATAACGGAATAAAAATATCGTATACGGGTTATGATCCGGGTGATGGCTGGTTTGAACCTGAAATCGGTTTGCTGATCGAAAACAATACTGACAAAAATTATACGATTACTGTAGATAATCTTTCTGTTGACGGGTACATGAATGATGGAACATTTTATGCCGAGGTAGCGGCAGGGAAGAAAATTAATGACGAAATTGGACTTGACCTTGACGATTTGAAAAAAGCGGGGTTGTCTGCTGATTCTTTACAGAAGATAGAGTTTTATTTTTCAATATCTAACAATGATGATTATAGTGATGATTTTAAAACTGAAATGATAACAATTGAGTTGCAAGGAAGTGAAACCTCGGAATAAAAGCAAAAGAAAAAGGAGAAAAATTATGAGCAGAGCAATCACAGTTATAGCAGCGGTTTTGTTTGTGTGCGCAAGCCTTTCTGCTTGTGGGGAAGTCGAAAACACCGGTAAATCAGAACCTATGATTAAACGGTCTGTTCCTGCCGGGGCAACTACGGCAGATAAATCTACCACTACAGCAACCGCGCAGGAAACTACCACAACAACCACTGCGACTTCGATAACGACTACCACAACTACAACTACTGTAACTACTACGACAACTTCCACTACCACAACGCAAGATACCGAAAGTCAATATGATGATGTAAGCCTGATTTCAAGCGGAGAACTTTCAAACGGTACGACTATGGAAGTCTATCAAAGTAATTCAACGTATGATTGGATTGTAAAGCTTATTTATACGTCTGATGACAAGCAAGCAAACATCATTCAATTTTCGGAAACTGTAAATAGCATAAAAGATAAGTCAGACGAATATGGAATGCCTACATCAATTTCCGTATTAGGTTTTTACGAAGAAAAAAATTTGTTTATGTATGTTATGACAAAAAATAAAGATTCCGAATATGAATCTATAGGAATAGTTTGGCTTGATGATGATTATGAGCAAGTGTATAATGAGTTAATGGACAAATTGTCAAGCTATGTCAATTAAGGAGACGTCCGCAATGTTCTATGTAGTACTTTTAATTTTGCGTTTTTTCTGCAAAATCGGCGGTTAAAATGAAAAAGTGAAATTTAAAATAGAAAAGTGAAAATTAAAATAAAAAAGTGAAAATTTAAAGAAAGGAGTAACAAATTTAAAATGCAATGCAAGAAATGTAAAAAAGAAATCCCCGACGGTTCGGCATATTGTAACTTTTGCGGCAGAAAGCAGGAAACAAAACGGCGAACTAAGCGCGGAAACGGGCAGGGAACTGTTTACAAGGACGGTGTAAATTGGTGTGCAGAAATCACGCTCGGCTACATCATAGACGAGGGCGGCAACCGTCGCCGCAAGAGTAAGCGCAAATGGGGCTTTAAGACAAGAACCGCCGCACTTGAATACATTGCGGATCTTAAGACGGACAGAAAGGCGGCTAACGTCAACATAGACACGCTTTATGAGAGTTTCCGCAAAACTACCTATACCCAGTTATCAAAGAGCAAACAGACGGCATACAACGTCGCATGGAAGAAGATAAAGGACGATTTGTGTTATCGGAATATCGACGATCTGACGACAGATGAATTGCAAGATATTGTTGACACGCGCGGCACAAGTTACTACACCAAACGAGATATAAAAAATCTACTGTCGCATATCTACAAGCAAGCTATGAGAGATGACTATGTGCAACAAAACAAATCGAAGTTTATTATGCTTCCTGAATTGAAAAAGACTGAGCGCGAGGTTTTCACGGCAGACGAGATTAACAGTATCTGGAATGAGTGGAACACGCAACACACGCAGATTTCGGCACACATTCTTATAATGCTTTACACCGGAATGAGAACAGGTGAAATGCTCGGCATGAAAGCGGAGAACATTCACTTACAGGAGCATTACATGACAGGCGGCATAAAAACAAAGAAATCCCAAAATCGTCGAATAATCATACCGACAAAAATTGAACCGATAATCTCGGATTTAATTGCGCACGCGAAAACCGAAAAAATCACGTCTTATTCTGACGAAACGTATTTTTACGATGACTGGGCGGCTATGCAGGAACGGCTTAACCTCAACAAGAAATTAGTCCCGTACTGCTGCCGTCACACATACGTTACTAACTGCACTAACTTAGGCGTTTCGCCTGCAATGCTCCAAGAACTCACAGGACACGAAGATTACGAAACAACGCTTAATTACAATCACATCTCAGTAGGGGAGCGTTTCAATGCGGTAAACGCTTTATATAAATAATTTTCGGTTACTCGGTTATTACTCGGTTTGCGCTCTGAAATGCTGTAAAATCAAGGGTTTTGTTGACCCCTGCTAAGGGAGTAGGTCGGGAAACCGGCGCGAGAGTTCAAATCTCTCAATCCGCGCCAATATAGCGAAAAGTGCGTAAATTCAAGGGTTTACGCACTTTTTTATACCTGTTCGCAATTAACTGTTACACACTGTTTTTTAAAGTAACTTTCTGTTACCCGGTCTGTTACTCGGCGATTTTCTTCATTTTCTTTTTGTACTTCGTGTGAAGTTCGTCCTGAATTTCTTCAATATAAACTCCGTCGTAATCAATATCGCTAAGTTTCAGCTTTAGGCGATCAAGCTTTTTCAGTTCGCAACTAACGTCGCAAGCCAAGCACGACACTTTTTCAAAATCCGAAACGTGACCCATATCAAGCAACATTTTCGCATATTCTTGATACAGTCTCAACGTTTCAGCTTCCCACTCACGATACAGCGAAAATGCTTCCTCTGTTTTCTGCCGCATGAGTTTTCCTGAAACGTCCTCCCGGCGGTGATTGAACCAGTCGGCAGGAATGTAATTCTTAGCTTTTACGCCGCTGTCTGAAATTAGCTTGCTGTGATGATTGATAAAATATCGCTTTGTTTTCCTATACTCCACCGATTCAGTACAGTATTGATATTCGTGCATACGCTTAAACCCGTGCAGATTCATGAAATCAAAATAATCTGCCATTTGATCGTGGAACATCAACGCTTCAATCTGTCGGTCGATTATTGCCGTGAAAATTTCGTCGCAGTTCATTTGCTACACCTCAACATTCACGGGTGATAAACAAGTTAGCCTGCGAAACAAGCACCGCCGCCGCTGAATTGTTTTTTACCGACACAGTGATTGAAGAATTACAAGGAACTTTCACCAGTATGTTTGAAGATACGTTGAAATATGCATTTGCGACTGTCGGCGTTACCACCATTTCACTACCCGAAATTGTTTCTCCTGCGTTCGTAATGTCAAGAATTATCGCGCCTGTAGCCGTTGAGTTCGCCACGTTAGCATTGAAGCCTACCTCGTAAATTCCAGGCTTTGTGATTGTAAAAAGTCCGCTGCCGAGGTCGTGAGAGAGCCAACCGCCGCAACATGATTCACATGAGCGCGTGCGCACTCTGTCTGTAGAAAATGTAATATTCTGTCCTGCGGCTACAGTCTGAACCGCCGCATTTACCGAATTAATCATAAAAAAAACAACCTCCTAAAAACAAGAGGGCGTATAACGCGCCCTCTCTGCCAAAGAGTAAGCCGCTATGCGGTATGGATTTTCTCCAACATACTCATAATTTTCTTTTGATTTTCAACAATGGTTTCCAAAAACTCACGGTCTTGTGTTTGTAACTCTTGCATAATATCATCATTTGAGGACTGATGTTCGTTCTCGTTGACATTCATTATCTGTAAGCAGAAACTTACAATCGTGAGTACGTCAAGGAAGCCCAGTTGATTATTGCCGTTCATCAGTTTCCGCATGAAGGGCAACCGTAAGCAGTTGCATACGGATTGATTGATTCATACGGCGAGCAAGTAATGTAAGCAGGCTGTGAAATAGGTCTTACAGCGTTGATAATAGTGTTTGTCTGCGCGTTGTTACCAAGCTGGAGCTGTGCCGCCTGAAGCTGGTCTCGCAGTTCCTGAATTGTGTTCTGTGTATTTATGTCGATAATTCTCTGTGTATTAGCCTGTCCTGCCGCAATAATATCGCAAGTGTTCTTAGCGTTCTCATAGCGCAGAGAATCAATGTTGCGATTAACATCACAACAGCACGACTGCATCTGATAGCCGAGATTGTTAATGTTCTGATTCGTTGCGTTGAATCCCTGATTTACAGTGCTTACTACGCCGTTAAATCCCGAACACATATCACGCTGAACTCCGTTGAATCCCTGTAGCATTGTCGTATTCTGCGAATAGAATCCGTCACAAAGCCCCTGCTGAATTCCTCTTACGCCGTTTTCAACGTTCTGAAAATTCAAGTCCTGACAGAGGTCTGCACGTGTAAGTGCGCCCTGCATAGCCGCATTGTTACCGCCGAGACCGCCAAAACCGCCGCCCCAAGCAAGCAGGAAGAACAGGAAGAATACCCATGCTCCGTTACCGCCGAACATACCGTCATTGTTTCCGTTGTTTCTCATAGCGAGAGCGTCCGATACTGACATACCATTATCCATAATTATACCACCTTTCGGATAACGTTATATTTATAACTGCCGATTGCAGTTATTTACAGTTAAACATCTGCGCAAACATCTGTTGTGCGTAGTTGTAATCAATTCCGCGCTGTTGGCATAAGTTCCGTGCTACCTGCTCCAGTTCCTGCGGATTGCGCCCAGCCGCCATTTGCTGCGCTCTCTGGAAAAGGGGGTTGGTTTGTAACTGTTGCTGTGTCATTTGCCCTAACATTTGCATTGGATTGAACATTCTGCATACCTCCGAGAATTGATTTCAGATTGTTAATTTCGTTTTGAAGTGCGGAAACCGTGTTGTCAAACTCGTTCTTTGTGACGGTTGCCGCTTCGGTCATTGCCTGCGGTTGCTCAATTGCATATGAATTGATTGTAGCCGTACCGTCAAGATTAATCTGCTTGGTGTAAATTCTGCCGTGTGCAAAGTCGGTGAAAACAGACACAGAGCCGTCGAAATCTACCATTGTAGCCTTTACTTCGTCAAGACTGCTTACGGGTCTGCATTTCATGTTTGCCGCGTTGTTTGCGTATATCTGATTTTGCGTAAATTGCGGATACTGCTGTTCCATTTGCTGTAAGCGCTGCGCCTGCGGAGAATACATAGGATTCATGTATGGTTGATACATTAAAATCACCCCTCTGATTTTAATTGTACAGCTTTTTCAGATTTGTAAATTCTTGAAAAGTACGCTAAAAATGCACAAAAAAAGAGCGGGTGCAGAATTCACACTCGCTCTTTGAAATTACATGAGGTTCGTAAGCTTTTTTAGCGCGTTCTCATGCTTGTGTTTAATCGTAGATTCTGAATAGCCCAGCATATCAGCAATATAGCTGATTGTTTTGTGTTTTAGATAAATCATTCGTAAAATGTCCTTATCCTCGTCGGATAAATTACAGTCGGCGAGCAGATTTTCAAACTCGCTGATACGTGAAATGTTGTTAAGTTTATGCTTAGTTTCAATATGCTTAGTCATCATTCGTCACCTATTAAATTTTCAAGTTGCGTTGTTTTTGAATTTCAACACATCATTTAACGCTTCATTTAACACATCAGTTATGTTAAATTGGATTGTTTTAACACACGCCGTGCGTTAAACTTTCTTAGTATACCCAGTAAGGCAAATCCACCCCACCCCGGACTTAAGCTTCCCCCAAGTCTGCGAGCCGACTTTCTTCTCGGCGGTAATAGTGTAAACCTCGCCGTACTTAACCGTCGTAGCTATGCCGTAGTTTATTCCTGCACCCTTGCGGACGTTCAGCCCGTTCTTAGCTGTAACCTTAACCTTGTATGATGTAGTTTTGGTTTTAGCCTTGGTGTTGGTATCCGTAGCGCCGCCAAGCTCCGCCGTAACCTTTTCTGCGAGATCTCCGAGACGATTGTACAGCCAATCGCCTGGACAAGACTTGTTCGCAAACCACCTGTGAACCGTGAGAACCATTTCGTTTGACTTAGGCGAATATGCAAGAGTTTTGGTCTTGTCGCCGAGCCAAATCAGCTTAGTTTTGCCGTTGCGCTTGCAAATGTCCACGCAAAGCTCAATCAGTGAATTGTAGACTGCGCTGTTCATGGTGTACGGCGCGGTCGTGTCGCTTGCACACTCAATTGTTACTGCTCTCTGATCGTTCTCGTTTGAACTGGAACACCAAGAGCGGTTGCACTCGTTTACACACAGTCCGACTTTTCCGTCTTTGCCGATACAGTAGTTACAGCTTGCCTGACGTGAGGACGGATAGAAGCCGTTGAGAATGGTCTCCGCTGTCTGCTGACCGACAACACAATGAGGTGTGATACGGTCAATCGTGTGTGTGCGTGTGCCTGAATTGTTTGGGGATAGTTTTGTGTAGCTAATTAATTTACTGTTGCTCATTTTCGATTTCCTCCGTTTCAATAGTTTCAGTAGTTTCGGTTTCCTCTGTCGGGTACTGCTTGTCGATTGCGTTGCTGATTTCCTCCAAATCTGCCTCGGTGAGAACACCACGCTCCAGCCAACCCGAAGCGTTAAGAATAATCTGATAATCAGCCATGTTGCCGACTGCCTTGATTAAACCTTTTTTTACAAAATCTCTCAAACTGAACATTGTTATATGTCACCTCCTGTGCTTAAAAGAGCCGTCTGTAACTCTGTAAATTTGTTGTCGATATATGTTTTTGTATCTGCTGTGTAATCTACGGACATATATGCTTCTGAATCAAATGCTGTGGTTAGTTTGTTGGTGTGTAGATTGCGGTAGGCGGTTAATTCTTCGGACGTGAGGGCGGTTTCTATGGGGGTGGTAAGAGCACCTGTGAAAGTTAATGGATAATTCGTAATATCAGCGTCGAGAGGAACGTAAGCTGTAATAATGTTTGAGCCATCCCGCCAATAACAGTGATAGATAGTGGTGTCAACATTAAAAATGTATCTCAATTTATCACAAAGCCCTACTGCTTTAGCATCTCCAATCAACTTATGTGGCGTGTTTATAGTCACTCTTTTAGTGGTGTCATACGTTGCAAATAGATTTAACGTTGTTGTAGCAAATCTCTCAACCCTCTGCACATAAACCCCACGCTCTAAATCAATCTCATCACAAATCCACTGCTGTCCGTCCTCATCAGTGTAGTTGCCGTTTGAGTTGACTTTGATTCCGGGCAGACCGTTGGGGCAGAGGAACTCGGCGGTTTGGTGATTGCCTGAATCGTCTGAAATATCAACTGTGATTTTCCCGTCTGAACCAAGGCTTACAAGCTCCTGCGGATTATCAGGTGTAGGATTCTCGCCTTGCGTAGTCTTCCCGAATATCCTCAACCCTCTCAACGGCATATCCGAACAATCACTAGCAACAATCGTCTTACCCTCAACAGTTTCAACAATGCCGTCAGCCTTAGTTCTCGCAATCTCATTAAATTTATCTCCGAAATCTGCATAATCAGATCTAGCTTTTTTCACAATTGTATCGGTCGTGGAAGCACGCCTGTTTGAAACGCGCATTAAATTAACGCCTTCGGGAATCGTTATTTCGTAATCGGTAATCTGATATAGGCTATTTATATCCGAAATATACTCACCGTTAAGGTATAATACTATTGCACAGTTTCCGCCCAAGTTTGTAGTTATACGGTATTTATCGCCTTCCGAAACAGCAAGCTCTACATATCCCATTTCATTATAAGTATCGAGAACCATTATACCATTTTCTTTTCTTGCGTAATATCCAATGATTAAAGTAGTTTTAATCTCTTCATATACTTCCGTTCCAACTGCTTCCGCGAGACTGCCTAATTCGCTTTTTATAGAAGCAACGTCATTATTTAATCCACTATAATCCTCCGGAATACTATCCGCAACCGCCTTAGCACTCTCCGCACTAGCCTTAGCGTTACTCTCACTCTCTGCCGCAGAATCAGCATAACTTTTTGCGCTATTCATAGCACTTTCAGCAGACGTTTTCGCAGTTTCAGCCTTATCTGCACTCTCACTAGCCGATTTAGCCGATTGTACGGCATTTTCAGCGGCGCTTTCGGCAGACGACAAACTATCCGCCGCATTCGTAGCAGACGTTTCAGCGGCTTTCTGTGCGGTTTCTGCGAGGGTTTGAGCGGACTGTGCTAATTGCGCTGAATTATTCGCCGCTTCTGCGCTTTCCTCAGCTTTAGCCGCCGAAGCTTCGGAATTTGCGGCGCTTGTTTCGGAGTTTTTAGCCGCCGTTTCTGCCGCGCTCTTAGCTTTTTTGGCATTATCCGCACTCTCGCTTGCCGTTTGTGCCGCTGTTTGGGCAGATTCATTGTTAGCCATTGTCATTCCTGCGAAATTTTGCGCTGTTTTAGCAGAATTTTCGGCGTTACTCTCGGATTCGGCGGCGTTTGTCGCTGATGTAGCGGCGCTTTCTGCGGACTTTTGCACCTCATAATAAGTTCCGACTACTCTTTCAGCCGATCCTTGCGCGGATTTAGCCGAAGCTTCCGCATTAGTGGCGCTTGTTTCAGCCGTCCGCGCCGCCGCTTCCGCCCGATCCGCGTTTTCGGCAGTGGTATTCTCATAAGTCAAAACCTTTTCCAGTGCGGTAACTGCTTCTTCGTAAGTCGGAATTGGCGCAGGTTCGCCCTCAATGGATTCCTTAACCTCCGCACGGAAAATGTTGGATTTCTTCACGTATGTGAAATTCTCACCCTCATACGCAACCGCCAAAACCTGTAACGTGACATATCCCACATCACGAAGCAGAGAACCCGTAATAACGCATTTACCGTCCTCGATCTCAACGTCATATTGCACGCCATCAGAGTAAGAAACACGCAGTTTGTAACCGTCTGCACCCTCTGCCGCAAGCCCCTCAAACGTAATCTCACGGCTGTTTGTCTCGCCCATATAGCCTAACAGCGTAGTGTTCGGCGTGGCGAAATATGCCGCCGTCAACGTGATTTTCATGGCTTACACCTCCAAAATTTATTTTACGACGAAGTTTTCCCACTTCTTATAAACGTCAACGTAGGTTTCTGACTTGTCGCCGTTATGGGTGATTTCATAATACAATCCGTCCGAAACGGTTGTACTCACAAGAGCCTTGTTGTTCTGGAGCGTTTTGCAAGACCACACAATGAAAATATCATCTTCTGTTATCTGCTTACCGTCTGTCTTATCAACGTGACTGTTGAAATAGTCCTTTACAATCTTTTTACAAAGTTCAATAAATGTGTCGTTTGGCATAATTTTTATCCTCCTAATTTTACAGTTCAATGCCCTCAATTTCTGCTCTAACTTCAAGAGCGTGCAAATACTGCCCCATGTGTGATTTCTGCTCTCTCAACAGAGCAACGTCACACTTAGGCGTAAAAGGACAAGTTCCAGCTTCAAGCTTTACGACAGTCTTGTGAAGTCCATCGTAACGAATTTTTGTCTGATAATACTCCGCCTTAAATCTGTCCTTAAAATCATCACTCGTCATTAATTCGATTGTGTCTTTCAGTTCCATAATTTTATCCCTCCATATCGTCCATAATGTTCATCACTGCCGAAATGCCCGCCGAAACAGCCGAAACTCCCAGCCCGACAAGCGCGGTTTTGAGTGTAGCCCTGCCACTGCTCGTCCAGTCAATTGCGGGAACGGCAACGGCGACATATCCGACAGCCGACTGCACAAACGTCCTGATTGCACGCTTTACCCAGTTTTTCATTTATGTTCGCTCCTTTCCAAATCCTCAATTCTGTGGTTCGCAACTTTCAAATCCTCTTTCATTACTGCGGTTTCCTGCTCCAATTTATACGTTCTTTCAACGTAATTATTGTGCTTGTCCACACGCTCAGACAGCTTGTCGATTTTGTATTCAATCAGCTTCTGCGAATCATACTGTGTCTGCCGCATTTCCTTGCGGTTCTCCGTCGCAATTATCAGCTGACACGTCACCGCAGACACCGCCGTGATGATCGCTACTATTATTGTACTCGTCACTGCGCTCACACTTTCAAAGCCACGTAGCCGTTATAGAGATACTTTTCGCCATCTTTTTCAAGAATACATTCCGTTCCAAGGGTAGAATCAGCATAAGGCGTTACGAAGCAATTAGGCGTATACCTCAACCCAAGACCATATATGGGAACTGGTACGAACTGCATATAACCGTGTGTGTTTTTGAAGCCGAGGTCATTTTTCAGATAATCAAACGATACGTTGCACGTCAGCGCGGCATCCATTGAACGAGAATATATGTATTCGGAACGAGTCGGATTAGTTGATGTGTCCTTGTATGTTAAAAACGAAGCGTGCCAGACAAAGGCTGTCTTATCGGCATTGTCTTTTGTAATGAATAACCCGGTTCTGTATTTAAGTACGCTACTACTATCTTTCATTGTGTATATTTGAAAAGCCAAACCGTAATCCGTTTTTGTGGCGGAATTCACATATTCATATTCTGAACTAGAACCTTCATTATATATGTACGGCTTGTATGTTCCTGTCCAACCATTATCTGTGCCGAAAGTTACACTAAGCTGTCGTACATCAGAACTCGCATAAGCAATTTTAAGTGCTACAATATCGCCAACATAGCAAGAAAGAGTTAATTCGTCCTCGCTTAGTTCAATTTTATCGAAATATGGTTCGCCGTTTTCCAAAAACCACTCGTAAAGAGGTTTTAGATCAGTTGTATTGAAATTGGTCGTATTAAGAGCCATTCTTATACCTCCTTTACATATTTAAAGAATTTGGCTGTTCC